GGTTAAGCGCGTTCGCTTGCGAAAAGTCGTCGAAGCGGTCGTTCAACGAAGCGGCGGTCGCCTGGTCGCCGTCGACGATACGGGCGCGATTGATTCTCGACATGCTACCTCCACCGACCGACGGCAAGAAACCGCATGGAGTATACGTGCGCTTGGCATATCGGGTTGTTTGTTGTGCGCTCTTCAATCATGTCGTCGTATGACTGGTCGGTCAACTTGACCTGCGCAAGTACCTTCAGGTCGCCTTGTTCGAAGATGCCGGTACCGAAGACTCGAAAAAACTCGTGCGACGCCGGCCCGAGCGATTCGACGAGCGTACGGCCGGCAACGACCAGTCGAAGCCGCACGTATCTCGGCGAAAACTTGCGCACGGTTACGTTTGGTTGGGAGTTCGCCGGCCACACGTACGCGTTGCCCGACCATTCGGCGAACAAGTGGCCCCCCTTGAAATCTGACAAGGTCGTCTCGGCGACGGTCGTCCATCCCGAGTTGTGCTCTTGGTACGTGAAGCCCGAGAAGTTGTTTAGCGGCGCGTCTTCGTCGTTGACGGCCTCTTGTTCGCCCGTCGTCGAGCCGAACGGTATCGCTTCGTAAATACGGTGCGTCGCATAGTCGGCGAGTCGGTCGGTATCGACGCACGCGGCCGGGAGTTGCGAGCGGTCGAGCGTCGCAATCGAGCCTTGCGAGCTCGTCATCTCGGCTTGCACGCTATCGGGCGAGACTGTACCGCCCGTGCGTACTTCGCGCTTCGTCCATTGTTTCATGGCGCCCTCTTGCCCGCTATCGTACGCGTCGCGCCGATAGTGTACTCGATTTCGTGGCCCACGATGACAAGGTCGTCGGTTGTCTCGACTTCGAAGGCAAACCAGGAACACGATTGTTGCGCGACCGAGACTCGAAGCGGTACAAGTCGCTCTTGTCGGTACGTCGTCGCGGTACCGAGCTCGGCGGTATCGTACACCGGCAAGTCGGTCGCGTCGGGCGGTTGTGACTCGTACGAGCGCTCGGATACGGCCGTGAGACTGAAATCCTTCAAATGGCGTACGGTCAACGTCGGCGACCCGGTCGTGAGACACCATATCGTGACGTAATGCACTTTCTTTTGCTGTACTGCGTCGCCGAAATCGTTCCACGTGGAACGATAGAGACTGGTCGGCGGCGCGTTGTACACGAACGCGTCGCCTTCAATCCGACCGCCGAGCGCCCGACGGCCGGAAAGGACGAAGATGCCGGCTTCGCTATCGGCGCCCGCCTGGTCGCCCGTGTGATGTCCGAAGACGACCGTACCGTCGTACATGGTCGCGACCGCGCCGACCGGAAAGCCGGTACGGGTTGACCATGGCGCGAGACTCGTTTCGAGCAAGTCGACGTGCAATACGAGACCGAGCGACGGCCGGTCTTGACCGTCGGCCGGTGCGTACAACTGGTACTCGCGAGACTGCGACGAGTAGACCCCGACGGCCTTCGCGTGCAAGCCCGGCGTCAACCGGTCGACGAGCTCGCGTTGTGCCGTTGTCAGTTTGATGACGTCGAAGGTACTACCGCCCTGTAGGCCGCCCACCACGGCGTACACACCGTCGAGCGCAAGGAACACGAGACCGAGACCGGGTACGGCTGCAACCGAATGTGGCGCACGGCACGTCACGCCGGTCGCAATCGTCGACGCGACGAAGCCCGAAGACGCGTCGCCCGTCACAACGTCGATTGCGTTTTCGCGGAATACGACCAATGCGGCGTAATGCGGGAAAATGCAGGTAATACCGCCGGCCGTTTGACCGCCAAGTGAAATAAACCCGTCGGCGGCGAACTCTTCGATACGACCTGGTCGCGAATAGAACAAGGTACCGGCGTCGTCGATACCGCCGTCGAGCCATAGCGTACCCGCCCAGAACGCCGAGAACCGCGCACGGGGCGCCGGCAAGCCGACGGTCGGTACGGTCGGCGCCGGTACCGAAGGCTCGTTCGCTCGTACGGCGTCGAAGAACAAGTCGTCGACGTTGTTGTACACCCGTTCGAGCTCGTACAAACGGTTGTCGCCGGCGGCGGTACCGTTCGAGGAATAGTTGCGGGTTCGATAGATGACGCGCCCGACGGTACCGGGCGGGCCGGTCGGTATCTGCAGCGCGATAGCGTTGCGGAAGCCCTTGGCGTCGTCTGAGAGGCTCCACCCGAGAGTAGCCCGTACAGACAAGGGCGACTCGCTTCCGGTGTCTGTAATGAACGATACCGACCAGTCGAAGAGCGACGCGCCGGCGTTGTCGGTCGTTTTTGAGGGGAACCCAAGACCCCATAGGCCGGCGGTCTCGCTCGGCACGTCGGCCGATGACGAACACCACAACGACGTACGACCGCCCGAAGCCGTTCGTTGCGATTGTGTGCCGGGGTCCATCGGTTCATTCCCGACGGGTTGTACCGCCGTCGGCGGCGCTGCGAAGCCGAGCGGGCGCACGGTCGACGCCATGACCGACGCGCTTGTCTCGACCGAATCGCCGAGCGGCCACGGGCGCACGATGACGGGCCGGTCGACGCCGTTCGTGACAATCGTCCGGTCGCCGATATCCGTGTACCAGGAGCCCGCTTCGGTCGCCGTCGGTACGTGTCGGCCGCTTTGAACGGTTCGAAGGAACGGGTCGCCCGAAATGTCGTATACGAGCTGTAGCGCGCCGTCGCTCTCGAACATGACCATTTGCCGGCCGCCAAGTGCAAGGTGCTGCGCAACGTGAAGCGAGTACACCGGACCCGTCGACCCGAACGGGTCGAAGTTGTCGGCCGTGTCGGGGTTGAAGCGCTCGTACCCGACGCGACTCGACCATCCGCCCGACTTCGGGTCGATTGTCCAGTTGTCGAGCGCTTGCGCGTTTTGAGGGTTGCCGGGTAGCCGGGTCTCTATACCGCCGGCCGTCGGCGTCTGTAGGGTCGTACCGCGCACGGCTACCTCACGGGGTAAAGGTCAACGGCCCGAACGGGTTCGGGTAATACCGCGCGTTCGTATACGCTTCGCCCTTGATAATCCGACGCGGCGTACCCTTGAGATACCGGGCCTCCATCGCCTGATACAAGGTGATTTTCTTGCGGCCGTACACTTGCGCGAGCGCAAGGTTGTCGTGCTTCAAACACACTTGTTCGAGCGCCGCGTATGCGATGACTTGCGCGTACGCTTGCGGTACGAGCGGAATATCGTGGCCCTCTTGCATGTTTTGCGGCGCCATCAGACGACGAAGCCGCATACGGGTATCGGCCGACGGGTGCGGGTAGAGCTCGAAGGAACGGTACACGCCGGCCGTCGTCCGGTACCGCAAGGCGGTCTCGGCGAACGATTGCGACTGTAGCGTCGACAACCGGGTATCGGGAACGATGGTAACCGAGCCGGCCGGCGAGACCGTGTCGACCTGGTTCGAGTTGTCGCGGATACGTACGGGCGCGTCGATACCCTCTTGCACGCACGTGAAGTAGTACCGCCGATACAACCCGGTGCGGTTCGGTAGGGTCTCGGGTGTCAGCGATAGTTCTTCGTTGTCGGCCAATACGAAGGTCGTCGGCGGCGACAAGGCGGACTCGAAGCCGCCCGAAAACTGTGCGGGGTAATCCCGTGGCGAGCTCGCGGCCGGCGCGCGTACGTTGACCATGTACACTTCAACGGTACGAGCGCCCCGCCCGGCGCCCGGCGTCGACTTCGTCACCCCGGTAACGGCCCGTGGTGCGCGCACTCGGCGCGATTGCGACGGCATGAAGGCGGTCGGGGTTCCCAGCTGGTCGGGGTCGAGTTGTACGTCGTCGCGTTGCCACTTCGACAACTGCACTTGCGTACGGGGTAGCGCGTCGGTCATGTCGAGCACCGACTCGACCGTCATCGTATCGGACGGCATGTACACTTGACGTTGTCGTACCGACGAGTCGTACGACCCGGTCGTCCCTACGAACTGAGACGTCAGGTACATGGTCGTCGAGCTCGCGACGTACGCGACCTCGTACTCGACGTCGCCGAGTCGGATTGTACCGCCGTCGAAGGGGGAACCAGGTCGAACCGTAGAAGCCGACACCGGGAAGCCGGTACCGGTCAAGGTCGCCGAGCCGTTCGTCGCGCCGACGGTTACCGATACGTCGGTGTCGACGTCGACGTCTTGTTCGACAATCGAGAACGACCACGGGCGGTCGGTCAAGATTCTCGTTTGCGCGTCGTTCAACAACGCGTCGAGCTGCCCTTCGTACGTCGCGTTCGTCGGGTCGTAGTCGAGCAAGTTGCCGACAAAGTCGCGCAAGTCCGAAAGGTTCATGCGTCACCCGAAGCCCGCGGGAAGTCGGGCGACCGGTAGGGCAAGGACCGGCCGCCCGTGAAGTCCGAAGACCTCAGTAACGCTTCACAACCATGACGGGCGCGACGTTTGTGGTATCGGCGTCGAGCGCGATACCGCACACGGCGCCGGTCGTGGTACCCGGCACTTCGATTTCGGCTTGCCCTGCAGTCCCGATAGGACCAATCAAAGCACTACCGGCAACCGTAGCGGCCGCGACGTTCGCTTCGGCGACGTATCCCGCAACGACGACGTCGATACGTTCGTTCGCTGCAGCGGCCGCAAGTGCGACCCCCATCGCAGCGGCGTTGCCCTTCGTAGCGACGCCGGCCGCTTCGATGACGAAGAGAGCGCGGTCGGCGCCGGTCTTCGAAGTGTCGAGCGCGACCCAGTCGCCCTTGGCAATCGCGCCGCCGGCGAGAAAGGTCTCGACTTGGCGCCGGTTGGAAGTGTCGCCGCCTTCGCCTTCGGCGAGAAACTGTACGAGTGTGGAAGTTGCCATGGTATCAGCTCTCCGCCTTGAGAAGAACGCCGTGCGAAGCGAGGTGCCCCGTCACAAGCTGGATTCGGGAGATGACCTGCGCGGCCTTGGTAGCGGTACCAGGAACCGGGAGCATGTCGGACACGGTGAAGAACGCGTCGGTATCGGCGTACAGTTGGAACTGCGACGACGAGAGCGCGTACGCCGAGACGGCGTCACCAGCGGCGTTGTTGAAGCCGAGATTCGGCTCGACGTAAATCTTCGCGCCGCGCCACATCGCGACCATGTCGGAATCGAGCGACTCGCGGTCGCTTGCCGAAATGTACTGTACGCTCGACTGCTGAAGAGCCTGGAAAGCGGCGAAGCACTTCGGCGACATGAAGAGCAGGTCGGGGAACTGTCCGGCCGGGTTGCGAATCTGACAGTTAATGAACAGCTCGTCGAGGTCTTCGAGCGACAAGGTACCGCCGGCGTCTTGAATCTGGTTGAACCAGTTTTCGCTACGGTACGTGGTCTTCGCGAGACCGCCGACGGTGTTGGTCTGGCTACCGGTCGCGACGCCTTCGAGCCAACCGGTTGTGTCGGCGGCGACGGTAGCGGTTCCCATACCGTTCAAGGTCTGGAGACTCGACAGGGTGTTTCCGCCGACGAACACGCGCTCAGACACGGCCTTACGAAGACCGAGCATAACGTTATTCATCTTGGCTTCGAGAATGTTCACAACGGCGGTTTCGCCCTTGTTCGCAAGCTCTTCGACGGCCGACAAGATGATGGGCTGGGTAAAGTTACTATACTCGTATTTAGCGACGTTAAAGGGGTCTTTAACGGCCATAGAAACGGGTTCGAAGCCGTTAGTGAGTTCGGTTAGAGCACTATGCTCACCGAAAATTACGGGTTGCTCGACCCGTGCACCGCCGCTTACGCGGATAAGATTGCCCGACTGTTCGATGGCGCGGAAAAGCGGGTGCGCAAGATAGGAGTTGTCGACGAGCTTGTCGCGGAGCAACTGCAGCGTCGTACTGAGAACTGAAGTAGGGGGCGCCATAGCGAACCCTCCGTATGTGCATGGTTGACGATTTCGAAGGCGTCATGCGTTGCGCACTGCCGGGGTTC